TTGACGTCTGCAACAGATCTTATGCCCCACGATCTAATTTCTTCCGGAGTAAGAGAGATTGGAATAGTATCACTAATGCCCGGGGCTCTCGAAGTTATCTTTGAACGAGCTACCGGGCCGCATGTAATGGAATGTTACGACGGTACCTTTGTGCGTACCTGTCGCGGTACCCTTATGGGTAATCCAGTTTCGTGGCCGTTGCTTTGCGCGTACACGAACTTCCTGCACATCGCTTCTACGTCTTCGGGCTGGTACGCCACTGTTGGTGACGACTACGTGGGTAGTCACACCAGGCGCTCCAACCTGAAGTGGACAAATGCGTTAATTCGTACTGGCGGTACCTTTAGTGTACCTAAAGACATGCTGTCGAATTCTGGCTTCGGGATCCTCGCTGAGGAACTAATTTCGTTGCCACGACGGCGTCATTACGCGACCGTTAGCGTACGGGCCGCGGCCGGTGTTGCCAAGTCTGATGAACCCTTGTGGGCTATGGGTCCATCTTTACATGACTCTCTGGCAGCTTTGTCTGGCGAAGGGAAGAAACAAGTGATCTATATGAATTTCGGCGATATTATTAAGCGTTTTACGGCAGCCGGTGTTGATCCTCATGCGCCGCGCTGGTTGGGTGGGGCTGGTTTCCCCGGGGGGGACCCTACCAACAAGACCCTTTCCTTAGCACGAGGCTTACTGGGACAAAGCGATGTGTATCTGGCTGAAAAGCTGGTTGAGCTCGCCGTACCTTGGAGTACCTCTCTAAGTCAGCCCGTTCTTTCGAACGAGGCTCGGTTAACCGTACCGCGTTTAATATTAGAGTTTGGCGTTCGTGCCGAACGAACGGAGGACAGGGCTCAGACCGTCGATCAAGTCGTAGCAACTTGGTCGGCTATCCGAGCCCCAGCTTACGCCCTCTTTATGGGTAAGCGTGAGCGGTCGCGTCTTTCGTTCAAGGGTGTCTGTGATAGAATCACAAAGTCAATCAAGGAATTAGCTGAACGCTGTTTCTGGATCGATCCAAAAGAAACTATCAAAGCCCCCAGGTCGTTAGTCGAGGCAATCTTAGCACGAGAGCCTCGATTCGTAATTTCTCCCGTCGGGCTCGGAAGGAGCCTGGCGGTTACGCTTGAACCCACGTGGGGTTAAGCGAACACGCCCAGCAAGCAGACCTGTAAGGCATATTAACAATTGAGACGTGGTTCTTAAATATAAGGAATCCAGAAGGGGTGGAGGGAAGGGTACGAAGGTTGACATTCTGTAAAGAATTACCCGCGAA